TTATCGCATTTATCGGCGAGGATAAAGCGGTTTGTCAACGCCAAGGCCATTGTTTTCAGGACTAGCGTTGTATTAATAAAGGCGTTACTCATAAGAAAAGCCCCTCCTTGGGCTGTGAGCGCCTTCCTTGGCTAACCGCTTAACTCGGGTAGAGCTTGGCCTCCAACTCCTCCATGGACAAATCATCGTCCTTTTTGGCCTGTACTCCACCGGACCCGGCGGTTTCTACCGGCTTCGGCGCTTTCGATTGTATAACTGGTTTTTGCGCGGATAACCTCTCAGAGATACGGCCTATCTGATTTGCAATCTGCAAGTCCGTCATATCAGCCATTTTCAGGGCAACCTCTGGATGTTTGGACAAGAAGACCGTCACCTGTGGCCCTTGCTCATCTCCCTGGATTGCTTCGACCATCGCCCATGGCATATCCTCTGGGTTGGCGAAGGCGCTAACAAGTTCGTTTACACTGTCTTGATAGCCCTCAATTGCTGCCGCATCTACCCTTTTCGTATGCTCTGATGCTCTGGTCTCGTTTGACTGTGCGACTGAAGAGACAACCGATTCATTTTTGATCTCTTGAATGATCTGCCGTTTATCAAAGTCTCTTAAAGCTCTTTGGTGTGCGGTTTCATCATAGTCGAAATCTTCAAGTTTCGGTTCTGCCTCTTGCGGCTTCATCTGTAACTTAAGCCGGGCGTTTTCTTCTCTGAGCTTATCAGCTTCACTTTTGTACTGATACTTTTCCCTGGTGATGGTATCAATACGTTTTTGAACTCGGTCAGGTTTCTTCTCCGGTTCGGCTTCTGCCTCTATCTCGGGTTCTACCTGCTCTGTTTCTTCCGTCTCTTCGACGGGTTCCTCTGGAGGGGCTGATTCCTCTGTTTCCTGGGTAAGCATTTCATCAATTTCTGCTTCCAGGGTTCCAGCTTCATCCTTTTTCATGCGCTCCTTAAAGCGAATTTTATCCGGGTAAGTGCCTCCCGTTGGCTTTAACTATTTCGGTGCTGGTGGGTAACTACCCACAACGAAACTTCCCAGGTTCCTAAATGGCTTTACCAGCACCTAAGGTGAGCTGCCCGCACTCCCCATGCTCGCACCGTACTAATTTAATAGATTACCCTGAGGCCAAGGCCCATGATGCGAGTCATTTCTTTATCTATTAGTATATAGATTTTATAATAGAGTCAAGTACTATTTTAAACCTCATTTGGTCCAGGTATAACAACACCAGGAACATTAACAGGTAATTCCACCTGTTGACCCTGGTCTATCTGTGGGGGAACCGGCTGTCCCTTTGCATTCATCGGCAGACTGTTACCCACTTCTTGATTCTCCAAAACGTCCACGGCGGTTTCGTCTGCTACAGCTGCAGCTGCTTTCAGTACATCTATCTGCTCTGGTGCTATTGGCATTCCGGCACTATGCTGCTTGACAAGTGCTGTTATCATTCCGGACATAGCGTCCATTGCTTTCTTGTTGCTGTCCATTAGCAAGTTCTGGTTCTTTTCGTCCAGGTTCTTAATCTCAGCCATGAGTTTTTCAGTCTGCAGATTGAGATTATCAATCAGGGCCTCGTTCATTGGGTCCGGTGGTGGCTCACCTCCTAACCCATACTCCTCTTTCTCTTCGTCAGTCGGCTCAATTGTCCCCTGGTTGATCATTCGTTTTCTGATACGCTTGGTTGCAACCTCTCCTTTGTTCAGATCCATGTTATCAAGTACAAGGTCGGTCAATGCAGGTGCATCTTCCGGGCTGAATTCCATTACCCTAATCAACTGGTCGACTGTCTGCTCTCTTTTAGTAGCGAAGGCTGGCCCGGATTTAACAAGTACGCTATATTTACCCATTGACAGGTCGTTTACCTTGACCCATTCTCCGCTTTCTTCATCCTTTACCGACTCGTTGATCGTGACGTCTTCAAGCTCTTCATCATCTCCCATTACCTTAACAACTCGCTCGGTGTCGTAAATCCTGGGAATAAGATCAATAAGGATCTCACCACCGAATCGTTGGGACTTTTCAAGATTATCACGATAAACGAAAGTACCTACATCACCCCTATCTGATTCACGTTGCTTGGCAACCCCTGACTGTACGTCCATTACTTCAGACAGTCCTGCTGGTTCAATGCCAGTGGTAGCGTTGATGTCTTCTTTTGCCTGTTGATTCTGCTGCAGTAGTGCTGATTGAAGTTGTGGCGCTCCCAATCTGGCCGGTGGTGGTGCCGTTGGTGATTCCTCATACGTCAAAACTGGTGGGTTTTTCGTGTTGAATGTTTGCCATTCTGGTTCGTGTCCTGCAATCTGAGCGGTTGACATGATAACCGGGTCCTTCGGAGTCATCGCCGTTGCTTCAATCGCTGAGGTTGTGGTATAGTTAAATATACGTTGTGCGTCTATGGCCTTCCGGACTATTCCCCATATGAAGGTCTTGCCATTAATGACAGCAGTCTTACCGAATACAGGAACCATCGGGATATACTTTCCAGCCCACGGTTGAGCGCCGGTTAGAAGTTCGGCACCGTTCATGATGAACATTTCCACTTTGAAGGTATCAACCTCCCTTTCAGCAACAACCTCTATTTGCTTATCTGCCAATTCGTCAAGAACCTTTTCAATCTCATCCTTGTCAACCACTCGACCATCAGACAGTTTAGCAATGGTTCTTTTGACAGGAACCCGTCTCCAATATTCAGCAATCCTGATTCCCTGTTTTTGAATAAACCAATCAGAATATTTCCCTGTGGCATAATCATTGACAGCGAAATCGGTTATCGTTGCGTCCGGGTACTTCTCTTCAACTAGCTCTTTTGAAATATAGGAAATAAGGAATTGCCAGCGGCTATCGCGTTTATCATACTTCTTTGCCGTTGGGTCCCAATAGTGTGAAGATGCTGCAGAGAGAATCGGTTCCATGGTAATGATCTGATCGTCAACCGATTCTTCATCAAGCTCAGTCAGGTAACGCCAGCCACCGAAGCCACAAGTCAACTGTTCGTCAAAGCTGGTGTCGTAGATATTCGTAGCCCCTTCCATCTGCTCAATATTCCGGATAAGGCCAGTGAATATCTTGGCGTTCTCTTTCGTGCCACCATTCTGTGGAACCGTGACAACACCTCTACGTGTCTGCCTCTGGTTGCCAATTACCTGATCCTTTGGGCCTGATATCCTGTCAATCGTGTATCTTGGCCGGTCGGAACGGGCTTCTTTCTGGTAATCTTCCCACTGCCCGTCATCTGCAGCGAGAAAGAGAAGATCCTCGACAGCCTTCTCTCTTTGGTCGTCGGTCTTCACCAGGTCAAAGCGTTTGAGGGCTTCCTTATGAATCTCTTCTTTCTCTTTCTGAGAAAGTTCCTTTGTCTCTTCCATGCCTTCCTCGGCTTGGTTGTTTACGCTGCTTTCAGTTCTATTTCTTCCACTCTGAAGTAAATTCCATTTTAACGGGCTTGGTTGTCTTTGCCCGTCTATTCCCCTCTTCTGAATACCTCAATGGGTCAATGATATGGTTGTCTTTGTCTTCAAGTATCGGTAACACTTTCCCGGTATTCTTGTCAACCTTGTATGAGTACATGGTCAGTTCGTCAATAGTATGCACACACCGCGGATGGACGATAATATCATAATTCTTTAACCACTCAATCCCATCTTCAATTGATCCAGGTCCCTTGGCACATGGGTAAATCTTTGGGAAGCCATGACGCTTTACATAACTGATCGTGTCAGGTCTTGCGCTGTCTGCTATCATCGGCCATTTTTCAGAGTCGGGAATTGAAAGGAACAGGTTGGGAATGTTCTCTATCTCACATCCTATCTCATACGCTTCATAGTCTACATAAAGTTTACGGCCTATCACATGGCTCCGGATTAGCGTGGTAGGATCGACACTGAACCCCCAATCAACTCCAAGTCTATGATTGGCATCGGCAGGCGCTTCAAACTCTTCCACTGTCCAGTTCTTAAAAACTCTGGCTTCTGAATTCCTGAGATAACCACCGAGCCACACATGCTGATACTTTTCTGGGTCACGGCTTAGATCATATTCAGCCTCTTCTATCTGGTCCTGAGATACCCATGGGTTATCTCTGTATGTGTTCTTTGTGAGTATCCCCCCACCAGGTAACTTATCCGGATCACTGAAAAGAACCTCAACCGGGTCAGCTTCGTGTTTAGAATTCCAGGTAAACCAGAGTTCGACATCTTCACCCCGTGCTGTTGGCCTGAGTAAGCGTAAAGACTCCTCGCTTAAACTCCTGGCCTCTTCCACCCAAAACCGCTTGAAGCCTTCCAGCGACTTGATCGACTCTGCATTGTGCGATTGCATCCCAGTAAAAATGATAACCTTATCATGCGGCGTGATTATCTTATCCTCTCTAATCTCGAAATCTTTGCCGAAACCAAGTTTCTGTATCTTCTCTTCAATCAGTTTTTTAGCGGAATACTTAAGGGATGCTTGATATTCACGGATGCAGACACCATCAAAAGGGAACCTCTTGCAGTCTTCAACTAACAACTCAGCGAAGAAATGACTTTTCCCGCTGTCCCTTCCGCCTTTCGCTCCTTTGTATCTTGACGGCTGTAAATGTGGGAGCGCCCATCTCGGGGTTTCGATCTGCAGATTCATTAAGGGTATTCTGTTGGGTCGGTCATTTTATCTATTCTCCTTTAATTACAGTATACATGAGGTGGTCAAAACCTCATTTCTTCGGGTCAACTATCACTCTGGTTATTGTTTGGATCGGGTTGTCTTTGTCACCTGACAGCTCATGTTTATCAGTAAACATCTTAAGATACTTCCCTTGCAGCTCTGAAGCCTTGAGTGCTGCCTGTGCGTTGAACTTCTCACCGTCTGATGTTGCCAGCCTGATTGCTTCAATGTCTGCGAGGACTTTCTCTGCTGTGATCTCCAATTTGTCGGTGATCTTTGTCCCAATCTCCTGCACCCGCTCCCTGATATTAAGGATTGCTAAGAGCTGCGCCGCTTGTTCGTTTGCCGTCTTAACGCTATATCCAGCCCTGATTGCTGCCTGTGTTCCGTTCAGGTCGATGATGTATTCCTGGCAGAACCTTTCACGTTTAGCGTTCTTTAGTTTTGGCATTATATGGCCACGGTGTGAGTTTGGGGCTTTGTATCGTTAGTTCTGCTCTACTACTGGTTAAGCTCTTTCCCGGTTACCTCTTTATACAGAATAGAAAGATCCGAAACGGCGACGTAGAACCTGTTTGATACTTCTATGCCTCTTTTGTCCTTAACCCCCATCCCATTGTGTATCTCTGCTATGTGTTTTCTGTGGATCACAATGAATTTATCCTTATCATAATCGGCATGTTCAGTTTCATCCGCATGAACCGCGTAATTAAGCAGGAAGAAAGTTTTTGATACATACCACAGCGCCCCATCGTCTGCGCCTCTTGCAATCATTCCACCCTCTTCCGGAGTGTCTCTCTCAGAAACACTAACACCTGTCAGACCCTCCCCAGGTATGTATGGTCGCATTTCTTGTATTGCAGTCTTCCGGTAATTTTTCCACATAATCTCACCCCTTCGGCTTATAGTTAATAATTACAGCATACCAGAGAAATCGTATCTTTTAGGATTTGGCATTACGGGATTGATTTTGTTGGGCCTCCCACATTTACATGGTTTCGATGGGTCTATTTCGTGATCTATAAGTAATTCTTGCCCATCGAACCTGCACCCTTGCCGTTCAAGCATTCGCTGCCTGTCGCTCTTCAATACTCGGAATTCCTGGTTAGAACTTCTCATTTCTTCTTCGCTGCATCGATTTGTTTCTGGATGTGTGGCATCAAGTAAAGTGTCTGCTCTGCTATGTGGCCTACTTCGATTGATAGCTGGTTGTGTACCCATACCTCTTGGCCGTGTAGTTCATGGGCTTTCTTGCAAAAGGTTATATCTTCTCCGCCCATTACCCGTTGATCTAATAATGCTGTCGGCATGAACCAGGGCCATGGCATGATCTCAAAAACTTCTCTTCTGATCATCGTAACATGCATACCAATAAAGTCAACCTGTTCCATCTTGTGCCGGATATAGTCTATTGGATCACCTTCCTTGTTCTTCTCGATTACAGGGTTCCCTGTTTTCTTTTTAGCGGCATTGCAACCGATTACTGGTTTATCTGCTTCAATCAATACCTCTGCTGAGTTCTCCGGGAAAGTAGCGTCCCAATCGATAAACAGAAGATGGGTGCAATCCTTCTTTAGAAACTCATCCACGATCATGTTACGGGCCTGCTCTACTGGTCCATTAGCTGAAAGTATTTCAACGGTTCCGTACTTCTGCAGGATAGCCGTGTGCAGTTTCATTAGGCATACGGTTGTATCTGTCTTGGTCAATCCTGTATTAGGCAAGCCGATGCAAATCCTCATTGTTCTTTTAGCTCCCTGATCATTGGGGTAATATACTGAACGTATTTCTCTCCAAAAATAATCCCAAGCACTTCATCAATAGCAGCGTTCCAGCCAGCTTTTTTCATCTCTCCACACCTGTGGCAACCACAGTTTGTGGATGTCCGTTCAAAATACTTAAAAGCTGATTGTTTTGGTGGTTCGTATATCCATGTTGCCATAATTAGCTTGATCTGAAACGCCTCTGTCGAATCTTCAAAGTCTGTTTTATCGAACCACCCGACGTTGTCTGTTGGCCTTGCCCTCCCTCCATTCTCCCCGCATCTCTTGATTGCTTCTTGTAGTGTGCATTCAATCATGGTTTCCTCTTCGTCTCGTTGTGCAAAGAATTCAAACATTAACTTTGTGTTTGTCCAGTTGTTCACGGTTATCTTTATGTAAAAAGATAAATACAAGTTGTGCAGTTGGTTCTGTTTTTTACATCAACAGAGCAACTATCGCATGGATGACCCATATCTTTAAAATCGTGTTGGTCTAAAGGCGGCATCACTATAAAGGCTGCACAGATTACAACACATACACAAATCATTAGTCCCGTCATGGTTTCCTTGTTATTTGTTTATCTCTCTCGCTGGATTTCCGATTACAACCGCCCAGGCTGGAACATCTCTAATCACAACAGACCCGGACCCGATTATTGACCAATCGCCTATCTTAATCCTTGGTTGTATTGTTGCACCGGCGCCGATTAAAACACCTTCCCCAATTTCACAGCACCCGCATATATTCACACCATTAGCGGTAAAGGTATGATCACCAACTGTCGTTTCGTGCGCTACCACTGTATTCGTGTGAACACTGACGTTATAGCCTAGTTTAACTGATGCTTGCAGTATTACGGCCTCTTGAATCCAATTACTTACACCGTGTTCTACCATATCCATATTAACTGATTTATGGATCAGGCTGGTGAACCTTCCGCCTGCTTTCTTAACAGCAAGATAAGCCTTTTTTCTGGACTCTGCTGAACCTGTTACCATGTTGACAAATCTCACGTCAGGCCCGTTAATCTCTTCCATCATCTCAGTCCAGCCGACCACCGGGAACCCATGAAAGTCTGTTCCTTTCTTGCCCGGTGTGCTGTCAAGGTATCCAGCCGCTCCGCATTGTTTGGCGTATCTGGCTGTCTCGTGGTTCTGTGCGCCGATTAGATAGATTTTATGCATTCAATAACCCGCTGTTGTTCTTCGTTTGTGATATCGTGATAGCTTGGCAGGTTCATTGCTCTGTTTGGTATTTCGTAAGCGTTTACATTTTCCGGTTTACTTTCGAACATCGGCATTGAAGACAGCGGATAGAAGAAGACTCTGGCGTCAATATTTTCTTTTGCAAATGCCTCTTGCATTTGCTCTCTGGTCTTATCCATGATGATAGTAGGCATCCAATAACCGTTTTTTGTTCCTGGTGGTTCTGGATTCATCTCACAGATATCACCTAACTCGTCTCTGTAAATGTTGAAAATCTCACGTTTCCTGGCAATTATTTCATGTACCCGTTCCATCTGGCCGCAACCGATAGCCGCCTGGATAGGTGTCATCTTGTACTTATAGCCGATTGATTCCATCCAGAATTGTTTTTTGCCTGATCTGCCATGGTTACTGAGCATTAACGCTTTTTCGTACAGTTCCTTGTCATTCGTGACAAACATCCCACCTTCACCGGTTGTTATTGTCTTGGTTCCATGGAAAGAGAACACCCCAAACTTTCCGACACTCCCGGCTTTTTCTTCTGTTATATCTTCAGTTCCAATCGCTTCGGCCGCATCTTCAATAACTGGAAAACCAAACTTTGACAATGACACGATATCCGCTTGATTCCCGTAAAGATGGACGGCAATGATCGCTTTAGTTTTCGGGGTAATTGCTTTTTCTATCTTCTCAGGATCAATGCACCAGAATTCACGGTTAATATCCACGAATACCGGAGTAGCTCCAACATAAGTCACCGCTGCAGCTGTTGCGATCCAAGTTGTGTCTGGAATTATTACCTCATCACCGGGACCAATTCCCAACGCAGCAAGACCGATATGCAAAGCACCGGTACAGCTTGAGGTTGACATGGAATATTTGACGCCTAGCCAATCACGGAACATGCCCTCGAACTTATCAAGATAATAGCTGAACTGTTCGCCCCAACTGATATCCATCGCCTTTTGCATGTAATCTTTTTCCAGGTCTGTAATGCTTGGCCTTGCGTATGTGATGCGTGGTTTCACATTAACCCCTCGTTTGAGTTTGGCCAACCGGCTTTCCGTCTCGCTGCAAATAAATCCTGATCTTTCCCGTGTACGGCTGCTGAATATACCTTATCGTAGTATTTATCCCATTTGGCATGATTACTTAAAATTGGGTTGTTGTGGAGAACAAGGGCCTCTTTACACCACTTATAGACGCCAAGGGCTTTGGTCCGTTCGATAAATTCTGAATCAGCGCAGCAATGGTGATACCCTTCGTTTGCTAATTTGCCGCCTAGAATTGGCAGCAGCTTGCGATCAAAAACAAAGTGACCCGGTCTATCTGTGTTTGTGCCGTCGTTCATCATCACAAATAAGATCCCAGGCTCGAACGCTTCCAGTGCTGTTTTAAGGTAGCCCGGTGTCGGTAACGAGTCGTCACCCAAAAAGCACACGTATTCTGATTCAGTCGATTCAACTATTTCGTTAAACAGCTTATTGACAGAGTACCCTTCTTTGTTTCTGACGGACTTCAATTCAATGTCGGCGGTTCCTGCGTTTTTTACTGCCAGGTATTCAACGCCTTGTACCAGATGTTCTCTGATCCATGGAATTATAACAACAACCTTCATTTTTCCCCTTCAAGCGCATTTGATTGTTTATGCTGTCACCCTGAACTCTTCATACTGACTTGACACGATACCGCTGGCCAGTGTAGCCGTTGCTTTCTTGCGCCATACTTGCGGGTTCTCGCTGCCTGTCGCGCTCTTGTTTGATTTGAATAGTCCGGCAGGTATCAGGTATTGACAATAGTAATCGGCAAGATACGTCTGATCTCCTACATCAACATCGGATGCGCCAAGTGTGGGTGTCATAGTTATCTTTGACCCGTACCTGGGCTGAATCTCCATGGTGAAAGCTGTGGCCGCTGATACGTCTTGACCAAAGTTTACTCTGATGTATCCGCCACTTGCGTCTATGTTAAATTGTATCATTGATAACCTCTATTTGTTAGTATTGAATGTAATGGGCTGATATATTTTATCCTCATAGTTTCAGCCATGCTTGATTTTGCATTGTCCATTCTACTGTTCGCTTTAAAGAGTCAGAGAACGAAAGCGGAGCCTTCCAACCCGTTGCAGCCAGTTTCGACCCGTCCAGCGCATATCTCAGATCATGCCCAGGTCTTGATGAGTGGAAATCTACCAATTCATACTCCAGCGGCAATCCGAGAATGTTCGCTATCGACTGAGCAATGTCGAGATTGTCTATTTCGCGTTCTCCGACTACATTAAATTTATCTATAAGACTAAAATCGGCTGTTTTCAATATATGGAGAAGGGCGTCAGCTTGGTTCCTTGCATGAAGATAGTACCTAGTCCCTGGTTGCCCTTCGGGTGATACGTGTACTGTCATTTCCTCGCCTGCCAGAACTTTCTTGATCACCATAGGAACCATCTTTTCAGGGTCCTGCATCTCGCCTATGATATTCATTGAGTTTGTAATGATGACCGGTACTCCGTAAGTCCTGGAATAAGACTGACATATACTTTCCTGTGCTGCCTTTGATGCTGAGTACGGATTCGATGGTCTTGTTGGTTCCCATTCCTTGTGGTTGTGTCCTGCCGGGGCTGGCCCATAAACTTCGTCTGTTGAGATATGCAGGAATTTCTTGACGTTGATCTCTCTGGCATAATCCAATAGGTTACAGATAAGCGCCACATTATTCTGAATAAACGGTCCGGGATGGGTAATTGATCTGTCAACGTGCGATTCTGAGGCCAGATTGACGATATAATCAATGTGTCCTATCTCAGCCTTGAATATTTCCGTAAAGCCGTCTGAGAGGTCATATTTGATAATGTGGACCCTATCGAATCCGAAGCCGCCAGTTTGTACTTTGATCCGGTCGGGTATTCCCTTGTGAAGATAGCTAACCGGGCAGACAAATTCCCAGTCTGTATTGACTAGAAAATGCCTGAGAACGTGTGAACCAACGAAACCGGACGCGCCTGTTAATAGTATTCTCATGTATCCCTTATTTTATCAGGCTGAAACGTTTGAAAAACCCGGTGAACTTCGAAATTGATCTTAGCGTGTGGTTGGCTTCCATCTGTGTCATTACATCATCATCCCATTTCCAGGGGGTTCGCTTAACGATTACCTTTGCCGCTGGGTGGAGGATTGTGCAGACGACGGTTAATGTCCCGATTCCAGTCATCACTTCAATTCCATAGGGCATTGCCGACAGTAATTCTAGCATGGTATCCTCCATAGGTTATAGGCGATTACGATTTGCAATAGTAGGGTGACTGTTAATGTGGCTGTCATTTTCCACCCCGTTTAAAGCGATTTTAGTATTTTTATCATGCGTTTTGTACTCCAGTCCTCTCAACTTATCTATCCATTCCCGTGTGTACGCTGCATCTTCTTGGACGGTCTTTATCTGCTCACACATCACCGCTTGATTCACTTTTACAATTACTATCTGAGAGGCAATCCAAACTAGGAATATGAGCAATATACCGGAAACTACCGGGTAAATGAGATTTTTTTTCATGAGAGATTAGAGTTTTTTTGTTGATGGGTGGACTTGAATGTGAAGGTGGAGGTTTGATCCGGTGCCATGGACGACGCAACAGTCTAACTCTGGTCGCTTAGGGTCATATCTCCAGTTACCGCATATAATATCAGCGATAACTAGCCCAGCCGACAGACTCCGGCACCGCAAATCAGAACCTCTACCGCATCCATGAACACCCTTATCGCCTTCCCTGTAGGAACTTATTTCTGTAAATTCGAAGCCGGTTTTCTCTTCCAGCCACT